TTTTTGGCTTGTGATTTCTTACGTTGATTTTTAGCACTTGGCTTTTCATAAAACTCTCGTTTCGCAAGTTCTTTTTGGCGGTTATCATTTTCCAAGATTTTTTTCAATCTTCTCAATGCACCATTTACATCACCGTTGCGAACGATAACCTTTGCACCAAAAGGTTTTTCTTCCTTTTGCTTATTTTTATTGAAAGGGCGTTTTTGAAAGTTACCTTTTCCTCTAAAATTATTTCTCATTTATACCTCTATATAGTTTATATTTTGTGTCACTAATAATGTTTCCATCCTCATATTCTAAATCTGGATTGTAATCATTGTCAGGATATTTATTCATAAGTATCGTTACAACGCCTTCTTCTCGAAGATTAGGAGCTCTATACATTAGATTTATTAATGAATTGTCAACAATACTTCTAATGCCTCTAGCACCAATATTCATGTCAATTGCCTGTTCAGCAACAGAATTTATATACTCGTCACTAAACTCAATATTAATGTCGTCGATACTTAAAATATACTTTACTTGATCAAGAACATTATTTTTAACATTTTTAATTATACTATATAAATGTGTTTTGTCAAGTTTATCTAATACTGCAATTATGGGCAGTCTGGATACAAACTCAGGAATGAGTCCGTATTCTATAACATCTTTGTGTTCTAAGAATTGCACAAAGTTCTCAGCATCTGATACTATGTTAGCACCAAATCCTATGTTATTCTTGCTTTTAAGTCTCTTCTTAATAACTTTGTCTATGCCTACAAATGCACCGCCTACAATAAACAATACATTAGCAGTATCAAATTCTACATAATCTTCTACCATTGATTTTTTATTGTTTGAAACTTTTATTTTAACTACTGTGCCTTCTATTAGTCTTAGGAGTGCTTGTTGAACACCTTCACCACTAACGTCGCGTGTAGCCGTGTTAGATTCGCTCCTACGGGCCTTTTTGTCTATCTCGTCTATGTATACAATACCTTTCTGTGCTAGTTCTAAATCATAATTAGCAAGGCTCAACAGACGCTCTAAGACGCTCTCTACGTCTTCTCCAACGTATCCTGCTTCAGTTAGTGTAGTTGCATCTGCTATAGCAAAAGGTACACCTAATTTTTTTGCTAGTGTTTTAGCAAATAGTGTTTTACCAGTACCAGTAGAGCCTGTTAACAAAATGTTACTCTTGTCTACTTCTAAATCGCCTGGGTTATTGTAAACTCTTTTGTAGTGGTTGTATGCACTAACACTTAACATTTCTTTGGTTTGTTTATGACCAACGATATGGTCATTTAAGAATTCAAATATTTCGGGTGGGGAGGGTAAATCAACGGGTGCTATTTCTGGGTCTTCAGTTTCATTAGTTACAATGTTGTAACTTAATGTGATACATTCATCACATATAAAAACATTAGGGCCGGCTATAAGTTTTTTAACTAAGTCTCGTTTTTTACCGCAAAAACTGCACTCTAAATTAGTATTGTCTGACATGCTAGTATTTATAGTTAATCAATGTTTGCGGTGTCGTCTTTAGGATAATCTACTGCCCAAAACCCTAATTTTTCTTTTACTTCTTTTTCGGAAGTGTTTAGCAGTATATTGTATATTTCTTTTTCTGACCAATCCTCTTTGTTAAGTTCACTTCCTGCCATTAGTCTAGAGGCTTCACGTAAATCGCCTGATGCAGGAACTTCAACTTGTACTTCTTTGACTTTTTGTTGAGATTCTTGAGATGCAATTAATTGTTTTTTGAGTGTATTATATCTTGCTTCTAGTTTGTTAAATTTATCTTGTTGGCTTTCATCAACAGTCTCAACTGGCACTTCAACTATTTTTTCAACCTCAACAATCTTTTCAACTTCTACAATCTTTTCAACTTCAACAGGTTTCTCAACCTCAACAATTTTTTCAACCTCGATAATTTTTTCTTCTTGCTTACTTTCTTGTACTAATTTTAATTTGCTTTTGAGTTGATTGATCTCTTTTTGTAATTCAAATACATGATCATTATCAACTACTTCTACAATTTTTTCGACTTCGACGATTCGCTCTGGACCTGGGACTTCCTTTTCGACAATTCGTTCAACCTCCTTGACGACCTCAATCTCCTTTGCGACTTCAACTTCAACGACCTTTTCAACTGGCACCTCCTTTTCTACAACTTTAGGATTATCTAATGTGTCAATTAACAATGTCAGCAAACCGCTATACTTTTCATTGACTTCGTTTATATATTTCTGTATGTCTTCAGCTCTCGCCATCCTGTTCTAACCTTTTCTTTAATCTGTTTTCTAATATCTGTATGTGTTCGGGTGTGTCTATGTCAACATCAAATTCTTGATCTCTACTGTATCCGCTCATTATGTCAGCGGCATCATCAACAGCACTTGGTAATTCTTCCTTGTCCTCTGGTATGTCGGGCATGTTGTCTCCATATAGTTCCCTTGATTGCTCCTCAAATGATGAGTCGTAGTATTGCTCCTCAACTTCTTCTGGAGTTGGTTTAGTTGGTAATGGAGGTCCTTTGCTTTCTAAGTTAATGCCATACCTTAATAATGTTTGGTTAGCCGCGATAACCAGCATAACTGCTAATGGATCAAACACAAATACTAGCATAAGAATAAACACTTGTACCGCTTTGTCTAATAAGTCTGCTTCGTCACCGCCAAATAATAATTGTGCTACGTATTTGATTGGACCCACTTCTTTTTCTAAGGCACGAACTTCTTGTTCAGCCTCAAACTTTTCGTCTTTAAGTGTTGCTATCTTACCGTAAATTGTATCAATTTCCGTGTTAAAAGTATCGATCTGGTCTAAAGTATCATCTTGCGATTGTGTACTTTGATTTCTCAACCTGTTTATTTCTGCATTAGCATCTTGTATTGTGTCCTGTGCTTGACCTCTATATCGGTCAATAGCATCTTGGAACACTTTGATGTCTGCTGTTGCCTGTGTTCTTAAGTTCTTTTGTTGTTCTGATATTTGATCACGTTCTGCTTGTTGCGTGGCTCGCAACTCATCTGCTTGTGCAACGTAATCTATTGTTTCTGTTTCAGCACGTCTAAATGTACCACCTTCTTCAGTGGTAATAACTTCTACGCCCTTTTCTCTGAGATCATTTACTGCCTTATCTAATGCTGACAATCTAGTCTCAAGTGATGCCAAATCAGAAGTAAGTTGTGTTCTTACACTTTCTATTTGACCTTGGTTGTAATCTATGTCACCTTGTACTTGTTGCCAAGCAGTATCACGTATTTGGATTTGTGCATCTATGCTGTCTTGTACATCTAGTCCTGTACCAGAAGTGAGACTTTGTATTCTATCTTCTATGATGCCAATACGGTTTTCTTCACGTGCTATTTGTCCGTCAATACGTTCTACAAAAGCAATAGCATCACCACTTACGCCAGCCTGGTCTAAGTGAGCCTTACTGAGATAACCAAAGATTCCCATACTGGTTATAAGCATGAGCACAAGAACTGCGGTACTAAGATATGCTTTTAGTGTAAGACTGGTTTCGTCCCAATAACGGTACAACCAACTTGCTGTGAGTAGTTTACCTACTTCTAATGTACCAGCCATTACCGCAATAGGTAAAGCCGCCGCACTGAATATGGCCATAAGACCTGCGATACTAAACCATGCCGCAACTCCGGCTATGGATAGTGCTGTTATAAGTGTAAGTATACCAAACCACATAGTACTACTATTTAGTCGGTTTGGTTGGGGTAATTCAGTCATTAAGTACCTTGTTTAAGATAGTGGCCCCCACTCGTCAGTGAGGAAAGCCGACTACGTTCTAATCTCATCATATATCATCATATAGCACTGTTATAGACCGTCGTCGAGCAAACAGTGAAGCTCTGTTAGTGTTTAACTAAATTTTACTTTAGTATGGTCGTTAAGTTCAACAGTAGCACTATTATGCTCATGTTCTCTTACTGTGACTTTTTGTACCCAGCATCTTCCATTTGTTAATTCCTTAACAATTTCATCTGCTTTGTCAAAAGCCATTTCAGCAAATCTTTCACAACCTGTGTGCGAAACAATTCTCAAATCAACTAAACTTTTTGCTTCTAGTTCTTTGAATGTTTCTAACTCTGGATCATCTTCTGCTACCAAGTAAGTATGGTCAAACATCTGTTTACACCATTCTTTAAGTGGCTTCAATCCACCAAAGTCTACGATCCAATTACGCTCGTCAAGTTCGTCTCCACCAAAGGTGAATTCAAACTGTAATGCATAACCATGGATCAAGTTGCAATGACTGTCTGCCCGCCATTGCCTAAACGCACAACTGTGGCCAGTTGAATGCGAATATGTTTTGCCTGAATAAAATCTTTTGTTCATCTATGTGCCTCGATAGAAATAATAAAGTTATTATACACTCTATTTAGGCTTTGTCAAGCATTAATTTTGAGAAATGTGGTTAGTATGTCTATTTGGGATTGTTCTGATAGTGTAGGCCACTCTGGCATCAAAGCAGACATTGTTTTGTGATGTTCTGCAACATTGTTATCAAGTGTATTGAGATTGTGCTGTATAGTTTCTTGTATTGTGTCAACATCTGGTGAAATTAAAAATTTTTCAAGCCATTTGTTCATATGCACATAATCTCTATCTTGTTGATTGTAGAATAACTTGTAACCTAATTTTTCAAGGTAGTCAGTGCCGTGTTCTTCAGAGTAGTGTATAAAGGGTCTGCCGGCTACAATACAAGCATAAGTTTTTTCAGTAAAAAAATTACTACCTGGGCAAGTTTCTACCAATGCTGATATTGATGTGGTTTCTGCTAGTCTATAACCAATTAATTGTGTGTAGTTGTTTATGTTCAATTGAACAGAGTCTACTAAATCACTTTCGTATTTTAGCATGAACGGGTAAACTTCATTTTCAAAATTAATAGTTCTTGGACCATATTCATTTATCATGGTCCTTGTACTTTCTATCCAATCATTCAACTGCTGTTTTTGATTTGGATCGACAGGCATACCCTCACCTGCTAAATTTCTATTCATTACATAGGTTACATTGTCTGGAAAATAATGTAATAAATTTTTTATAGCAAGATAACGAAAAGGTCTCAACTTACCTGGTGTGTACAGAATCTGTTTTGTAAATGGTTGCCAAGGTACATTATGGTGCCAACTTGGCCACAAGTCATATATTAGTTTAGTTGATATCTCAAACGTCTCTATGTAATGCAAGGTATCAGGAAGTTCAACTTCTGAATAATTTGTAATATCCGTGCCTTTGTTCAACACATAGTTACATGGTATATCTACAAGTGATGGAAACTGCCTGTAAAGTTCTTCTTGGAACCATATAAATGATCCGGCTTCACTTACGCAGGCTTCAAATACATTCCACATCACAACAATGTTATGAACATCTACTCGTTCATAATTTTCCTGCTTGTTGATGCCAGGCATGCAATTCCAGTGGTCACGCTCATCAATTGCGGACCACACGTTGCTGATTCTGATTAGTAAGGTTTTGCCAACTAGGTCAAACCTAGGACCCATTTCCTTTTTTCGTGTTCTATTGTGATTTGCCACTATCGCTAATTCCTGCTTGTTCTGCAGTCATATTTACGATACCTTCTCTGATCAACTTGCTTCTATTGGCCAAATGCTTTTGATCAATCTCATCTTTGTCGCCACCAAAGTATGCTACAGCATGTCCTTCTTCAACTAATAATTCAGTGAGTGGACGCCATGCATCTTTGTTGCCATCATAAACAGAAAAGTCGCCAAGAATACGACCAAACTTACCTTTCATATCTTCGCCTTTTTTGTTTATTTGCGTTTTGAGAATTGGACCTGATTTGCCACCGAGTAATTGCTTTACTCGTTTTTTAGCCGCTAATCCAAATTGCTTTTCTACCTTGTCGCGTGTCCTGCTTTCTGGTGTATCTATACCCATTAACCTAACACGTTCATCTTTTAATACGATACCGAAACCTAAATCAATATCAACGTCTACGGTGTCCCCATCTACGATTTTAAGAACTTTTACCCTATACTCATACATACTACTCTCCTGTGTGTATTTTATAGTAGTATTTATCTAGTGTACGAAGAATGCGTGGTTGTCTATAATTGCTACTTGGGTAAAGACGTATTGCCATTTTGGATTGGCAAGTCTAGGGTTGAAATAGTGTGTTGCACCTTGTGTTAAATCTGGTAGTTTTCCTTCGAGTGCCATTCTTGCTATTGCTATACTTTCTATCCAGGCATCCATATTTGCTTTTATAGTTCTACCTTGATGATCTGTGAGCATTATAGCATCGCTTTTGCCATCACAGTACCAAGTGAATTGACACATGTTTTTAACAGGAACTAATCTGTTGTGATTTTCTTTCCACCATGTAGAATGGACCGCTTGGTATACAACATCACAAACTGTGTTTGGATATCTGGTACTATTGACTCTGTTGATGGTCACATTAGCAACTGCTGTTTTACCACGTGAACTTTCACCTCTTGCTTCAAAATAAATATTTTTTGCAAGGCAATGCATTTGATCTAAATCTACGTCTGGAATAGTAGGCTTTATTTCTACAGTTTCTTGCACCACTTCTGGCTCAGGTTCAACAGTTTCTTGCACTTCAGCAGGTGTAAACAACCATGCCGCTACAACTGTAGAAATCACTCCTATAGGAAAGAAAGCGAATATCAAAATTGCAAACTTTTTCATAAGTCCTCCTTACATAAACTATTTTGCTAGTGTAATGTTTGTAGTACTCTGTAAGTATCCTTTGCTAATTTCTTCTTCAGTTGCAACATAAGCAACAACCGTAGTTCTATTTATTAAAAACTTTTCGGCTCTGCTAGTCATCATCCACGGAATAATACCCATTTTGCCATCTGGCGTAGCACTAATTGTTGCGGGTTTGGTAACAACTAGATTGGCATCTGTATCATCTTCATAACATGCAATGACTTCTTCACCGCTTGTAAGTTTGATTGATATGGTAGTACCTTGCTTGATTGGTTTCTCTAATAACATAATATTTTTACCTGTTTAATACATTATATACGTACTTTATAGATAAGTCAAGCAATTTTTAGGCTATTTTTGCCGTGAATAGAGTGGATTTTTATTGTTTTGAGTAAATATTATTGTGACAGACATGTTTAATGTCTAACAAGTAATAGTAAAAGTGTCCCTCTTAGAATACACTATATAGTAGAAGAGCACTACAAACCATCTGTCACAGCTCATTAAGTTGTCCGGACAACGACTTATAAGTAAAGTACTTCGTCTTGTTGATAGACAAATTCACCTTTGCTTAACATTTCCATCAACCTTAATCTGGAATCAGATTCTCTACTTCCATGGACATGAACTGCACCTGCATAAGATAAATCTATTTGATTAAACTGCTTGTTCATTGACATACAATCACTTAACCTCACATGATCAGATTCATCAAAGAATAAAAACTGATAGGCTAATCGAGGATCATAGTGATCTTCAAACTTGATGTCTTGACTCCACAACATTGCATTGTATATGATTTGCTCACTGTCCCATCTATCAGGATTCCAATTCTCAACCATGCTGATACCTAAATCCCAAACATCTTGGCTCATGTCTTTTGGGTAATAACGTAATCCACAGTTGAAATACTTTTCAAATTTGATATCATAGTGTTCGTCAGTTGTACTCACTGGCTGTGTAAAATTAAACATTTTGAAATACTTGGTATCCCAAAAATAATCTACACCCTTGATAAAAAGTACATCAAGGTCAGCATATAAAATATTATGTCCTTGTTTCCACAAGTCATATATTTCATAAAAATTTGTTTTGAATACATCTCTGATGTTGTCTGCTTCGCCACGGAATACTTTTACTTCATCTAAATCTTTGATGTGTTTCCTTGCAGACTCTGTGAGTATCTCTTCCATACGAGCATAGTCGTTTTCAAGTTGATCTACTTTATCAGATTTGTCGTCCCACCATTTAGAATGATCAGATATTTTGTAATTCTTTGCAACTAGAATGTTACTCATTTAACCACCCACCAAGTTGCAAATTGTTCATCTGTTTTATTAAGTGGTAGATTGTTTGCTTCTCTGAATTCATCAACTGCTTTAATTACACCAAACTCTTCGATATGACTTTTTGAAATATAATCATGTCCTGCTAATATTCCGCCTGGTTTAATTTTAGGCCACCATGCATCTATGTCTGCTTTAACAGGTTCATATTTGTGATCAGCATCTAGGTATACAAAGTCTAAACTTTGATTTTCAAAATGCTTAGAAGCACTCACACTGTGGGCTCTCCAAATTTCTGCACAATCAAATTCTTTTTCAAACGAATCTTTAACGTTCAAATAAAGATGATCTAAACTTTCTTGGCTTTTGAATTCATTACCAGGCTTATCAGTGTAGCCTTCGTATAACTCCCAAGGGTCGATACCTATAAATCTTTTAGGCTTAAGAGTTCTAATAATAGTCCTACTGTAGTCGCCTCGCCACACACCAACTTCAATTGCTGTGTCTATGTTTTTTAATTCTTTGCTAACAACTGAAGTTAGCCAACCTGTTCTTTCCATATTTAATCCATTAAGCCATTAAGAAACCAAAGTTATCATTCTCACCTAAATCTGCTCTAGGACCTATGTCTCTCATAATACTTCTATTATGTAGCAGAATATTGAGATCTTCTTTCTTTTTTTGATATAGTTTTTCAGCACCCATGCCAAGTATTCTTTTTACTTCTTCCTTGTATAAATCCCATCTAACTTGTTCTGTAAATGGTTGCATTCTTTCTTGCCAAGGATCTGGATGTTCTGGTGTGCTGGTGTCGTATGTGTAGTCAATCCATGAAGGAAATTTGAATCCATAATCTTTTGATAAGTGATATATAAATTTAGGTCTACCAAAAGGCATAATAAAATGTCCTTTGACCATTGGTGTAAAAGTTTTTTCTGTGGCACACATTGTATCAAACCACCCTTTATATATCAAAGTTTCTACATAGATACTTAATGTAGAAGAATCGTAATATACATTACTTGGAGGTGAAAATCCCCAACCATTTAATCCTAACAAATCCCAAGTGTCATGTCTATATTCAACCATATCAGGTAACATTGCTAGTCCTTGTGATATGTCTCCTATGTAACCTTCGTACTCAAACAACAATCTATTAAGTTCTTTTCTCAACACACTTCGCTGTGCCAGACGAGGCCTAACTCTAGATGTGCTAGGAGCCACAAACATCTTTGGCGTTATTTCGTGGTTGTTAATCCTCATCCTGAATTCTTTTAACCGGTATAATATATCATGATCTGGCGTTATGTCAAAAGTCTTATCAGGAAATGGTTCTTGCTCAGTTTGTAAATGAGGTGGTGCAATTTGATACCAATGGTTTCTGGTACTAGTAGCATACTTGTCCCTGAGCACTTCTCTTTTGAAATGCATCACATGTGATCTATTAAATAGAAAGTCTGTGTACAGAAATGTGTTTGAGTTATATAAGATCTTTGACCAATCGCTGTGTAAATCAATAATCTTCTTAAAGGGATGATTGCTACCGATCATATTCTCTGTGAGATTTTCAGGATTCATAACAGTTTCGTCGATGTGACAAAGCCATCGAATATTAACTGCTATTTGATTATTGTTAAATTTATCACTGAAAAAATCCATTGTTGCTTGAGGAATTTCCGGATTGTGTATCAACAATGGAATAATATCTGCTTCTGCAAAATCTCTAGTGTACTCAAAAAGATCACTATTTTGGAATAGTATATAAACTTCAGGTGTAGGACCGTGATGCCTCCAAAACGTTTCATCGTCAACAGGCTCCGGTACTCCGTTTGCCTGTATCATACATTCTAATACTTTAACTTTTCTTTGCATTTATTGCCTGCTCATATAGTTGTTGGCTTGCCAAATTCTTAGCCTTAGCCTCGCATTGAATGTCGAACTGTGACCAAAAGCTCAATGCCCATGCATTGGCATCATAGTTAGGATAGTAATCAGAGTGAGCTCTTAGTTTTTGCTTCTTGTGACCCGCTTCAAGTAGTCCCACGATATCATGCATATTAGAGTGGGTATCGTCACCAGCAGGTAAATGCTCGTCACGACTGTAACTATAATGCATAGCAGGGCGAACTCCACGCCAACTGTCGATAACTGCTTTAACGCGGTCGTCCTCTGGTTGTATGTACTCTTCATCTCGTATCCAGTGATGGTGTATGTCTAGCACTAGTGCAAGATGATCTTTAAGTTTAAGACTCTCATCTAAACCCCAACACATTTCGTCATTCTCAATAGTTATAGTATTTAGTGCTTCGGGTGATAATCGCGGTAAAACTTTGATGATACCTTCGGCACCTTGTCTACCTGAGATGTGTACGTTAATCTTAAAGTCCTGGAACTGTTTGCCGTAGCCCATCCAACGTGCCATACTAGCATGATATTCAAATTCATCTATGCTACGTTCAACAACGTCAGGCTTGTCACTGGCAAGTACACAAAACTGCCCAGGATGGAAACTGAGGCGTACATCTTTAGCACGAGCAAGTTCGCCAATACGTGCAAAGCCTTTGCGTAATTCTGCACGATTGTTGCTGTCCTCCCACAAGTATCGCCATGTGGGTTCAGTTGCCATGGGTATTTGATTGCTACCTAGACGTACCATTTTGCGATTGTCTGGCAGTGTACTAACATACTCTACAAGATTGTAGGCACTTTGCATGTTGTGTGTAACAACTTCAAGCAGTTTGCTTTCTGCAACTACTTTATCTTGTCTATTACACCAAGCAACAGTTGTACCTTTCTCAGTAAAGTTTTGTTGTATTTCTTTTAGTATTTTTGGCTTCTGTGTTTGATCTGAATCAAGATACTTACAGCAAAAACCTATTCTTTGGATGTCTTGTTTGAACATTGTTTTAGTATATCTATGGCTGTGTTAGTTACGTATTTGTCTGCATCACTGCTTGACACTTTCTCATCAAACATTGTAGCATCTAATACAGGCTTTGTCAAGGCACTCATTTGATTAATCATATCATGCATTAGTTCTTCGTGTGTTTCACCAAATGCAGGAACAGCCTTTTCTGTAAAAGCAACAGGCTGATCGTCTTCGTAATACACTTCGTGGACGGAGTAAAATACTTGGCCATCTTTGTCGTGCTTGACTATTCTATGATTCCATGACATACTGCTATTATATATGAATTATCTTATATGTCAAGTAGCATTTTTGATAAATACAACTGTAACTTTTACAAATGGACAAAATGGGAGACATAAATGGCCACTGTTAAGAAATATAATTTAGCAGGTTTGAATGCAAACGTCGAACTTGGTAAGCAAGGTTCATATATCACGGGCGGAGCAAGTGAGATTGGATTCTATGCAAATGGAGGTGCTTTACAAAAACTTAAGATCGCAAACGCGACAGTAGCAAGTGAAGCAATTACAAAAGCTCAGTTGGATGATGTTGCGGCAGACTTATTACAACACGTCACAGTTGATGTTGATTATGATAGCGGTTCTGCTAATATTGCAACAGTTGGTGCCGGCACTAGAGTAATCAGTGTTACAGTAGATGTACCAAGTGCATGGTCAGCAACAAACAACACTGGAACGTATGTTGAAGTAGGTGACAGTGATAACCAAGCAAGATATATCAGAGCACAAGATATAGATGTTTTGAAAGCGGCACAATATCACAGCCAATACCAATATGAATATTCAGCAGAGGGAACTCTCACATATGATATTACTCAAGGTAGTGCATCGGCTGGACAAGCAACAGTTAGTATTGTGTTAGCAAGTGATAGTGTAAGTGTAACAGACTATGGTACAATTACTCAAGCACAAAATAGTAATAGCGACCTCGGTAACATTAGTTAATATAGGAGTTTAGCATGGTTGATTCTGTAAAGAATTACGGCATTGCAGGTGTAAGTGCAAATGTAGAATTAGGCAAAGGCGGACCAAGAGTAATAAGCAGTAGTGATGATATCTCCCTATTTGCAAATGCTGATACTCTTGCCACAGCAAATATTGCGGCAGGCACCGATGATGCTCATGCTGTAACCAAAGCACAAATGGAAGAAGCAACAGGATCACGTGTACAGAATATTACTGAAACTGTTACATATGATGGTGGTAATCAATTTTTGTTTACTGTACCAGCAAACTCGACTATTCTTAGTACCATGATTGAAAAAACAACAGGTAACTGGACTAATTATAACACCACCACTGATATAACTGTTGGTGATGCTGGAAATAATAGCAGACTGTATGGTGTAGGTTTTGAACCAGATGGCTCTCAGCAAATTGATGAGACTAATCACAAATACACTGCTGAAACTGATTTGTATGCGTATGTAACACAAGGTGGTGCATCAAGTGGTAGTGCCACAATTAGAATTATGTTTAGGGGATCGGAAGTAGATCAAACTGCTCCATAATATTGTATGATTTTGTCTGAGATTAGTGATTTCAAAAAACGTGAATTAGAATACGAACTAAGACACGAAAAAAATAACTATGCTGTTACCATTAATGGTAGACCATGGAAAGTTGTTGCTGATCGTAAACGTGCAGAAAAGATGGCACGTACTCTAGTTTCCAAAGGTAAAGATGCTAAAGTGGTAGTTACTGGTGCCCCTATTAGTGAAGGACCAGTTATTCCTGGTAATTTTCCTAATGCTAGAAATGACAAAATTGCTAAAGCAATGAGCAATGATCATCTTGAACTTGTTGGTGAAAAATTAAATGGTGCATTAGTTGCTGTGAAACAAGCAGTTGAAAGAGGCATGGGACCAATTGATCTTCTTGACTTACAAGATGCACTAGTCAAAGGTATCAGAGACATTAGACAATTTACTCTACCCGAAGGCAGTAAACCTCAAAAGCCAAAGCCATACGATAAAAGAAATCCAGTTGCAAAAAATATTGAAAAGTTTAATAGACCAGCAACGCACATGGACAAGAAAAAAGAATTAAAGAAAGGCACAATTAAACACAAAGGTAAGGAATTCGAAGAAGCAGTTGATGATGGTCAGTATGTTATAAAAGTAAACATCAATGGCAGAGCAGTAGAATTTACAGGCTCACAGGGCTTATCAAAAGTACAAGCAAACGATGCTGTAGACATGCTGATATCAGGTAAGAGACCTGGTAACACACCAGATGCCGCACGATACCTACCAAAAGATGTAATGTTGTTTAGAAATGGACAACAGATTCCTCACAATCATCAAGATCGTATAAATGAAAAAGAAAATAATTTATACAGCGACTTGATGGCATTAGAAGCAAAGTCTAAAAAGAAGAAAACTAAAAAAGACGCCTGCTATCACAAAGTTAAATCCAGATACAAAGTTTGGCCCAGTGCTTACGCCTCAGGTGCATTAGTACAATGCAGAAAGAAAGGTGCGAAGAATTGGGGCAATAGTTCTAAAAAGTAATAAATACCTATATGAAGGTAAACGATGCTTTTGCCAGAGGGCAAACTAAATTTTTCAGATTCTTTGCAGACACGTTCTTTGCAAAACGTTACGGCCATAGAGCAGTAGTTTTAGAAACTATTGCAGGTGTGCCAGGTATGGTTGCAGGCATGTGGATACACTTAAAAAGTCTACGCCAAATGAAAACTGGCTACGGTCCTACTATTAGAGAACTTCTTGCAGAAGCAGAAAACGAACGTATGCATCTCATGTTCTTTATTGAAATAGCAAAACCTAATTGGTTTGAAAGACTACTTATACTTTTAGCTCAACTTATTTTTTGGAACTATTACTTCATCATGTATGTGTTCTTTCCTAAAACAGCACACCGCATGGTACATTATTTTGAAGAAGAAGCAGTAAAAAGTTATCAAAGTTACCTAGACATGATAGCACATGGTGAAATTGAAAATGTGCCAGCACCTCAATTAGCAATTGATTATTATGGTTTGAAACCTGATGCCAAACTGTTCGATATGGTCTACAGGGTACAACAAGACGAAAAGAAACACAGTGAGGTTAATTTACGTCTGTCAAACCGATAAATAATTGTATGAAGATAACACAAATACTTTCAGAGACTATTGAAGCATCGCAAGATCTCAATGCGTTAATGCAGGGTATCGAACACGACCTAGCAAACAGAGACAGAGAGATAGACGAAAACTTACGCAAGTGGTTCAAGGACAAATGGGTACGTTTTGGTCCTGATGGTAAAATCAGGGGTGATTGTGCCAGAGGATCAAGTTCAGAAGGCAAACCCAAATGTTTACCACAAAGCAAAGCTCACGCTCTTGGCAAAAAAGGTCGCAAGACTGCGGCAGGCAGAAAACGTCGAAAAGATCCTAACAAGAATCGCAAAGGCAAAGCCAAGAACGTTAAAACCAAATAGGAGTAATTTATGGATAAGTTAAAATTAATGTATTCAATGGGCAAAGGTTGGCTAATGGCTCGCCTAGGAGAAAGAACATCTTGGGACGGTGGCATACTTGTAGCAGTATGCGGTGGCTACCTTGTGCTTGGCGGACTTATTGATTTAGTAGCATGGGCAGGTTTACTGTACGGTGCATGGACAATATGGAAAGCAGAATCAAGCAAATAATTTGTTCGGTAATTTTCACTACACTCTTAATAGCAGGGTGTAGTGATTCTTCACAAGTCGGCAAAGACGGCTATAAATTTGAAAACAAAGAGTACGAAAAATTAGACTTAGAAATAAGTTTTGTACTTTTACAAGATCAAACAGAATTCAACGAGCAAGCCAAAATTTGGGCACCTGGTGTAGAAGGCTTACAAGCATTTAGTAGACTACAACCAAAAGTTAATCGTTGCATCATATACATCAAAGATCCAGATTGGAAGTATGAGCCAGAATGGATTGGTCACGAAGTGTCACACTGCGTATGGGGTCGTTGGCACGAAAAAATAAATGCAAAGCAGGCCTCTGAAGGCCATAGACCTGAAAACTTACCTTTACCTGATTCGTCATTATAAATATCCTGTATAAAGGAGAATCATGGCTACTAGAAGTAACAGTTATAAAAGCACTCATGTCGGTATCAAAAAAGGTACCTCTATTGGTAATAGTCCAAAACGTATGAAGACTATGAACAAAAGCAAAAAGAGATCTTTTAAGAAATATCGCGGACAAGGTAAGTAATGTGTCAGATCAAATTGAGTTCTATTCAGATTCAGTACACGTAAATGGTATTGATCCAAAATTTGGAGATGCTGGTAAAGATTTCCCAATTGACTACCCAGTAGATGCTCTCAATTTTTTTGCCATAGAGCAAAAGTACACTGACGATTGTTGTGTACTAACATCGAGTCCTAAAAGAAATTACCTATACAGTATAAAATGGTTTGCATTTAGAACTGGCGCTCAGATGCCTTCTAAGTTTTTCCATATACCCACTAATATTTTATCCGATGTCAAAGCCGGCAGATGTAAGATTGCAATCAACAATGCAACTGAAGGTGTTGATTATGACTTCACGGATACCAACTTACAACTTAAAAAGGTCAACATTAACGGCACTGACTTTTACACATTGTCAGAAGTGTTAGCAAACACATGTAAAGTATATGATTTACAAATGGAACACTTTATATATGTAACATCAAACCTGAGACTAAAGCCAAAGATGCCTATTACAGTTGTTAAGTATGATTATCTTTTTTATAACCTGATTGATAAAAGTTATGACTATCCTATTCTACATGATCGAGAGCACAAAATTCTCTCATTGAATAAAAAGCAAAGACCACACAGAACAAAATTTATAAATTACTTAATACAAAGTGACCAACTAGACGGGAATTGTGTTTCGGCCCATTGGTTAGATATGAGAATAAACCCTACACACGAACTTGATCCTAGGTTTCATACTCGTGAACATCACAACGATGTAGGCAATCCAGAATTGTATTTAGACAGTTATGTAAACTTTGTTAGTGAAACGTGGTTTGAAACTAGCGACCAATATGTTCATCCTGAAGAAGAGTTGGTGTTAACAGAGAAGTTAGCCAAGCCACTGATGATGAAACTGCCGTTTGTGCTGATTGGAAGAAGTGGCATGTTAGAAGAATTACGTAACAGAGGTTTCAAAACATTCATGGAATGGTGGGACGAGAGTTATGATTTAGAAACTGACAGTGACATACGTGCTGATATAATCATAGACTTATTTGATGAGCTCAATAGTTTTTCAAAATCCGAATGGATAGAGCTCATAAAAGAAATGGAAGATATACTGAACTTTAATTATAACCATTTTATCTATCTTGCAAAAAAAGAGAACAACAATTTTGTAAAGCAGATTCTAACTATTTTTGATAAATAGTTTATATGAAACTATTAGATATCGGCGAAAGTATTACAACTGAATCAGTAGACTTAGATGCATTGCAATCTAGGTTATATGATCTTGAAGCGGCACAAAAACGTGCCAGAGAAATCACAAAAAATATAAAGTATGTTGATCAGCATATGAATATTATCAGCGAACTTGAAACTCTTGCTGACGAAGTTGGCTTACAATTAGATGACTATAATGTACGTCAAGTCTACAAAGCCCAAAATAATGTAGAAAGTGCAATATACGAACTCGAAGAAGCATTTGAAGATGCAATCAGAGATGCACAAAATGCTGTTGACGATGCTGAATATGATATGGAAGAAGGCCGTATAGAAGATACATTTGGTACTAAAACCATAGACAAACATGATAAGCCTCAAAAGAAAAAGAAAAAAGAAGTTGACGAATCACTTAAAGCATTAGCAAGACATGTCAAAGAGGGTGTACCTCTAGTAGACAGTCTTTTTAGATATCAAAGCGAATCCTACTTTGATACATTTATAAAAGCCAAACAATTACGTGAAGCAGGTTCACTTCCTGAACTAGATTGGGAAAGTGAAGAAATGCTCGGTACCGACATAGGTGAAAGTGTTGCGTTGAAAGGTATTGGTAGAGTTTGGTTGGATGTTCCGTATCTAAATGAAAGTGATGACGAATATGATGATTGCGAAGAATGCGGTGGTGATGGTATTGACCTAGACACACTTTATTATGGTTCGGACTATGACAAGGCAGGCACTGAAACTGATTGTAGTGCATGTGGTGGAACTGGGCAACAACCTAAAGAAGAAAGTGTCAATGAAGGTCCAGAGGTATTTGGAGAGAAGAAAGAAGAAGCAATGAAAATGCTGAAAATTCTTCACAAGCAATATGTACGCACAGGTCAAATAAATGCATTTGAGTTACCAGTGTTACTTAGACAGCACATGCCAGAACTTAGTAAGCAAGAGGTTAGACAAATTACTGGTGAGTTCTTTGACAACTTCAAAGCATATGAAGAAAGCCAACAGTTTAATGAAATGTATGATAAAGATCTTATCAGCATGTTAGCAAGGTTTGAAGACGATTGTAACGAGTTTGGATATTATGGTGATACTGATGTTGTTACAATTAATAACCTAATACAACAAGATAAATTAGAGGATGCCGCAGAAGAAATGGCTGGCGCAATGTCAGACCAAGATGGTGGCAGTGATAGATTTGATTATGTATACGACTTAGCAAAAGACACACTAGAAGATTATATGTATGAAATGTCTGAAGCAAAAGGCGATATCAGAAAAGCGGCAATGGGTGTAGGCCTAGCAGGAATGTTAGGACTAGGCATAGGTGCAGTAGACAAGAAACTTGATCAACAAGCATACAGTGCCAGTGAACAATTACCAAAACTAGAACTATACTTAGACCATGCTAAACAGCAAGGTGATCAACGTATGGTAAAACAACTGCAAGATAGATTACGCAATCATAAATTTAGATTGGAGATGGGCAAAGGTGATGTTGTTGGTTCAAATGGTCAACCTATTGAAGTTGTTTATGATAAAGAAGGCAAAGCACAAGCACCTGTCAAAGAAGCAGAATATCAAGGTAAAAAAGTACAACTTAACAAACCAAAACGTGGTGGCAGTAAAAAATATTATGTTTACGTTAAAACACCTAAGGGCAATGTTAAGAAAATATCATTCGGTGACGTCACAGGACTTAAAACTAAAGCGAATAACAAGAAAGCCGCTAAGAGTTTTGCCGCAAGACACAACTGTGAAAAGAAAAATGATAAACAGAAAGCCGGTTACTGGGCATGTCGTTTACCGCGATATGGTTTAGTAAAAGGTGGTACGTGGTGGTAAAACCTTACACCCAATCTCAAATATCTAAAAATAAATTTGAACGTATATTTCGTGAGCATACAAAAGATGATGAACTTGTATGGCATAGAGATCGCAAAGACAGAACAGTTAAAATTATAGAAAGCACAGGCTGGAAGTTCCAAGAAGATAATAAATTACCTGTAGAGATTAAACCAGGTGATGTAATTAACATCAAAGCAAAAGAATATCATAGAGTAATCAAGGGAACAGGAAGCCTTGTTGTAGAGATTACTGAACATGAAACTAGTTAAAACAAATAGCAAATTAAATCCTAGACGTACTTGGGGTACAGCCATAGACATTGGCTTTATACCTCATGCCAAGCACTTAGCAAACTTTGATCAAAACGGTTACGACTTAACTCCATTAGAAAAAATGTATGCTGAAGTAAACAGTGGATACATTGGCAATACACGTTGGAGAGAAAGTATCAAACAACCTTGGTTTATAGATGAGGAACAAAGTGTAAAAGGTGTGCATCTCAATCATGCAGACTTATATGAACGTAAAGGTTATCACGGATATGCACTAGAACAATTAATGGCTCATGCTGAAGGCTTACCACTCATACACAAAATTACACAAATGCGTCCTAAGTGGGGTATAGACATCAGCATAGACTATGTAAAATATCCTGATGTGTTTGAAGTATTTCATTTTGAGTGGGATGATTTTGATCACGACATAGTTGCAGAAAAACAACAACACATAGAACAAATTGTGCTGAACACTGATTGGGAAGATGCCGCACAACAACTTATCAAACGCAAAGATGAATGGCATCACTTAGACTTCTTTGCACAAAGCAAATGGAAGTCAGACTTCTTTGGTGTTGAACCAGAGCAATTCAAAATGGTTGCTTGGTATTAACACTACCTTATAAATAGTTGCATGTTTGTAGAACTAATTAACAGCGACATAGATGCTGTCGCTCTGCATAATGATCTATCTAAATTACTTGCAGATCACGATTTGTATTATCAAAATCAAATATCTATAACTAGTGTTATGGGCGATGATGACTGGACTTGCAGTATTGGTCGTAATAACTTAAAGTTCAAAGAAAGATACTACAGCACTATAAACAAATCATTAGAAAATACCTATATGCATAGCATCATAGAAAGATATCCACAGTATTATAGATGGAGAGTACTTAAACTTTTACCTAAGACCACATACAGTGTGCATGATGATTTTAATGGTGTTGATGATAACTTAAGATTACATGTTCCTATAACTACAAACCAAGATAGTTTTTTATGTTTCTTTGCAGGTATGCCAAGTAGTGGTAGCGAAGTAAAAGTTGCATATGAACATTTAGAATTAGGTAAAAGTTATGAAGTAAACACAACAGGATTACACACCGCTGTAAACTACGGCACAACAGATAGATATCACTTAGTAGGAATACGTTATGAAAATAGGGATCACAGGACACACTAAAGGCATTGGTAAAGCATTACATGACACACTGATCTATAAAGGTCACACTGTTTATGGCTTTAGTAGACAAAACAGTTACGATATCAGTGACCAAGAAGACCGTAATGCAATTATACATAAAGTTAAAGAATGTGATGTTTTTATAAACAATGCCTGGTTAGATTTTTACCAAGTAGATTTATTCAATGACATATTCGAACAGTGGAAAACTGATAAGACAAAAACAATCATAAACATAAACAGCAGAAGCAAATACGGCATTAGCGGTAATCCAAGTTATTCTGCTACTAAAAAAGAACTTGCAAAAGTTGCATACAAAGGAATGTTTGACATGGATAAAAAATGTCGAATCATAAATGTAAATCCTGGGTATGTTAAAACTGAAATGACCAAAAACAAACACGACACTATACCTATGTTATCTGCTACAGAAGTAACAGACATGATATTATGGACTCTTAATCAACCTCAGCATATAGAGATTGGAGAAATAAGCATGTGGCTAACTTCTTTAGATCATGATAAATAGTGTATATGAAACAAGTAGTTGTATATCCAGGCAGATTCCAACCTATGTTACCGCACCATGCGGCAGTATTCACTGGGTTACAAAGCTCATTTCCTAACGCAGAAATCTATATAGCAACATCAGACAAAGTAGACTATCCCAAATCACCATTTAATTTTGCTGAAAAGAAAGCAATCATGTCTGAAATTCACAGCATACCAGCAGACAAAATACTAAATGTAAAACGTCCTTACAATGGTGACGACTACGCACAATATTTTGATGCTGATTCAACACAACTTATACTGATAGTTGGCGAAAAAGACATGCAAGCCGATGCTCGTTTTAATTTTAATAACGTAGATCCTGAATCAGGCCTCGATATGAAACTTAATGGAAGTGGGCCAAAATGGATGCAAATGATAAATAGTATTAAGGACGGTGAGCCACTACCACTTAGTCGTAGAGGTTACTTAGCAACTGCTCCTACAGTAGAGCGTGATGGTGAAGTTGCTAGTGCAAGTGCATTCAGAAATGCATTTACAAATGCAGTAGATGGGGATCACCGTAAGGAAGTTATGAGAAATTACCTTGGCAATTTTGATCAAGGAATATTTAACTTACTACAAGATAAAATATTGGATAATAAAATGAGTGAAGACATTAATCGAATTAAACATTTAGCAGGATTAGACGAAGCACCAGTAAATTTTGATGACTATCAAACTGTTAGTCCTAAAGATGCTAAGGCGGCGGCTGAACGCCCTGATAAGGCAAAAGCAAGTGATCCTACTAAAGCAGAATTTTTTCCAGCAGATCCACAAATGTTTCACAGTACAATTAAGAAGAGTATTGCTAACAGAGTAGGACCTGAAGAAGATCCAAATGATCCTCAAGTAAAGAAAGATCATTTTATGATGGAACTACTTAAATCACCTGCATTATTGCTAGGTGAAATCAATGCACGTCTTAAAAATGACGATAACGGTTTAGCAGTTAGTGACAGACTAAGTGCAATTATTTCAAGTTTAGACGAAGTAGGTTCTGTTATGAATCTACCAGAAGACGACAAAAAGTTTATTATTCAACTAGTTTCAAATGCTCTTAAAAACATGGATTTGGTAAAAGATCCTAAAGCAGATCAAGAAAGAGCTGATTACGAAAAAGAATATGAGAGTGTTGACTTATCAGATGTACGCGAAGACTATGGTATAGAAGAAGCAGAAATCAGTGAAAGAGCTTGGGACTGGAAAAATTATGACAAAGAAGCAGGATACGATGCTAACTTTAGTTTATGGTCACAAGAAGCACAATCCGAAAGAAGTGCATATGGTGATAAGCCATTTAGTAATGCAGAAGAAATGCATACAATATTTGCAGACATGATGAAACGTAATGGTATTAATGTCATGCAACAAAAACAGATAAGTCAAAAATTAAAGGCTCAACAACGTCAAGCAGAAATAGACAAGTATAGAGACATGAAGTTAAAAGATTTTGATGGAAAAAGATCTGCAATGAGTGAGTTGAAAAAACTTGCTGGTATTGGAATTAACGAGTTAGCAAACGAAGAACCAGACATGAGTGAAATCAAATGTCCTAACTGCGATAAAGATCACCCAGTAAGTGCAGATGCATGTCCACATTGTGGTACACCAAATCATGTTGCAGAAGGTGCAATTAAAGATCAAGCACAAGAAGACTTTGATATACTAGCAGGCATGAAAGGGGATGGTGCTAGTGGGGAAGAAATAGAATCAAGAGCATCAGAATTAATGTTTGGTATGGACGTTT